TATACCATTTTTTACCACTTGCTTCAGTATCTATAACTATTCTATATTTCATATCTTATTTGTTTTTAAATGTTTCGTTGTAGTATTGTTCTGCTTCTTCATCTGAACAAGGAAATCTATCTGATAAATAAGCATCAACAATCTGTTCCTTTTCCATTTCTTTGGCTTCTTCAAAATCATATTGATTAAGAGTGATATTGTTTTTATACCTAAATTCTAACCATTCTACTGCTGTTTGTTTCATCTTATTTCTTTTTAAATTGTTCAATAAATTCTATAACTTTCTCACACATTTTGGATGCGAAATAATCTCTACGCTCTGTTATTTCTTCATAAAGAAAATCTAATATTTGTTCTTGTTGCCATTTAGCACCTTCTCTTATACCATTTCTTACTTTACTTCTTACTGTGAAATCATAAGATGAATCATCTTTGGGATATGATTTTTCAATATATTCTTCAAGTGTTTCGTTATCTTTCATAACTATTTTTTGTTGCATACTTAAAACTATTCTTTCTATTTCTTGCATTTCTGATTGTAAAGCAATAATACCTAAATCGTGCAAATAATTAAACAATTCTTGTTGATACATTCCAACTTCTTCAAGTGTTTCTTGTTTAGGTTCTTCAGGTTTATTTAGAACTACAACATCAATACCATCATATTTTTTTAATTCATCTTTAAGATATTCATCTTCAATAGTAGCTTCTTCTTGTGGAATGATGATTTTATAATCTCTTAAATCACTTCTACCTTGCCAATTTAAAGAACCATCTCCACTAATAGCATTTACTTCGGCAATAGAAGTATTTATTCCGTGAAATCTCCAAAGCATAACCTCCTCACAACTCGGATTCTTAATAAACCATTCAAGGAAATCATCATCAATAGCTTGTACACCATCTTTGATTAAGTCTTGGTCTGTTGTTAGGATGATTTTTTTGTAATCTTTTCTAACTTCCCAATATTCTTTATCATCAACAACTCCTTTTCTAACTAAATTACCATCTAAATAATAAGATAATCCAATATATTCATCAGAAGTGATGTAGATGTGTCTATTACTTACATTACCGCCTTGCGATGTAACTGAATAACTTCTACAGAGTTGATTTGCTTTTGTGTTCAAGTATAAAATACTCGGTTTCTCTGTTGGTAATAAGTGTAAATTTTCCATAATCTTATTTGTTTTTAAATCTTTTGTTATAGTATTGTTCTGCTTCCTTAACAACAAATTGTGGAGGAAAACAACTTTCTTGAATAATATACTGTCTTTTACATTCAATATACGAATCAATAATCTGTTGCTTTTCCATTTCTTTGGCTTGGTTAATAATTTGAATTGCCAATAATTCTTTATCACTTGGTATTAAAAAACCCATATTTTCCCCTAACCATTCTACTGCTGTTTGTTTCATTTCTATTTCCATTTTATCTAATTTTAATGTTATTTAAGTTTTCCATTGTTTCTTCGACATTAAGCACTTTATTTATCTGTTCAGCATAATATTCAGATTGATTCCAATCTTCGCTTAAAGCGTCTAAAACTGCTTTTAATTTAAGTGTTGCGTAATCGTTTTCTAATGTTTCTAAAACATAGATTACATTTTCTAATTCTGTTTTGATTTCTTGCTTTGTCATTTTAGTCTAATCTTTCGTTAATTAATTCTATACATTCTTCAACAGTTTCTGCATTACCAATTGGCTCTTCATTTTCTTCTGTATTCCAAAAGATAAACTTGCTGAATGGATGTGCTACGTGATAGTTTTCATTCAATTCAATTTTGTAATTCTTGTAATTCATAATGTTTGGTTTTAATGTTGAAGCAAATATAAACAACTTATTTACATTGTGCAAGTATTAACATAATTTTAACAAAAAAAAGGATAGCTAATTGCTACCCTCTAATTTTAGTTTTATAATCTTTCTATATACTGCATTAACTCTTTCACTATTCAAACCTCTATTGTAATTGAATTTCATTACTCTTTGAATTCTTTGCAGTGGTGATTGTTTTACTTTCATAGTCTTTTAAGTTTTTCTAAATACAAAATTAAATCCATTGCTTCTTCTTGTGCGTGGTTTATCCATTCTTTATCAGTTAAATCTTCACGGTCTAATGTAGTATTGTATTTTTGTATTCCTACTTCACTACGTTGTTTAAATTTATTAATTACTGACTGCACTACACTATCTTTTACCTGTGCTTCAATCCATTGTGACATTGTGTCTTTTACTTTCATATCAATTTGCTTTGGTTAATATATAATTCCATTATCTTTTTTGTTGCTTCGTATTCATTAAATTCTACTTTCTTATTGTTTTCCTTTAAATATATTACATTTTTATAATCGCTTGGAATATACTTAACTATGTAAAATTTTTTGTTTGTATTTGCTTCTAAAGAATAGGCTACATTTTTTTTAATACAATATACCATAGCATTAATTTCTGTATAATGCGGCCAGTATATTTCTATTTTCTTTTTAGCCATCTATCCTTAAAAATTCAGCGTTACCGTATTTAGCAAACCATTCTTTATTTTCGTGATACTTTTCAATAACTGCATTAATCATTACAAGTTCGTCTAAATCTGATGTAGTTAACTTTGTAGTTAAATCTTCAATGCTTCTTAAAATATTGGTAGTCATTTCGGCATCTGTATTATAAATCTTTCTATACTCGTCATAAACTGTAGTTTCCAAGTGGTTGTTAACTTTATTCAGTAAGTGCTTTAAAGCTCCATTGTATTGCTTTGTAAACCTTAAATTTTCATTGCACTCTAATAATAATTGCGATAGTAATACGCTTTTTAAAAATTCTAATTGGATAGGGTTGTCTTTCATAATTCGTTTAATTTTAATGCTTCGTTAATTTCTAAATATGTAACTTCTTTTTCTATTCTTTGTGTGTTATAAAATTGTGTTGTAGCAGGGTTTTTATTGTTTATTTCAAACGTTGGGTGTATCTTGTGCAGGTTAAAACTAAATACTCCTTCTGGTGTTGAATTAATATAAATTGGTATATCTAAATGCTTTTCACATTCTTCTATCATTGCATCATATTTCTTCTTTTCAAGTAGTAGTGTTGGGTAATGTCGTTTCCTGCATTTTAGCTCTATACGATGCCCTGAAGTGGGACTATAACAATCCCACCTTGACATCTGATTCTTTGACTTAACTAAATCAGGGTAAACATTTGAGCGTAAAAACTCAAATAAATCACTCTCGTTCCAGTTAATCATTTACCTTGTATTCGTTATAAACTTTTCTTAAATCAGAAAGCGTGTCCCTCCAACAAGAACTACAACTTGAATGCTCTAATTTAACTTCAAATACTCTTTCGTAAATTGCAGCTATAGTCCATTGTTCGTTTGGTGTTAAACTTCCCTTTGTCGGTTTAAGAAATTCAGTTAGCATATTGTAATCTGCTTCATTTAAACAGTTAACTTTTCTTCTATAAGGAATCAAGTTGTTTAGTTTAACTTTTCTTTCTTCACATCCGCAATCTAATCCAGTTGCTTTTGCGAATACTTCAACTGCTTTTTTAATCCCAGTTGCTTCTGTAATCTTTTCAATAGTGTCACCTAATCCTTTTGATGGTGCTTTTGTTCTTGCTTTTGCCATAGTTAGTAAATTGAGTTATAATCGTTAATAATATAATCTTGATAATCTTTCATAAACTTTTCTTTTAAAATAGCTTTGTGATTCTTTAAAGAGTGAAATATTGAAATCAAACTAATGCCAGTTTCTTTTGAAATATCACGCATTGATAAATCTGTATCTCTATACAGTTTAAATAGTTTTCTATCGTACCAATTCCAATCTTTAATTTCTTCATCAATAAGCAAACATATTTCATTATAAGCTTTGTGTTCTTCTATGTTTGAATCATCAAATAATTCCCAACAACCATCAATGTCAACTTTGTTTACTTTTTTCTTTTTGTTATAGTATTGGTAAAACAAAGAACGTAATGTGAAATACATATATCCTTTTCTTACTTCACCATCAGTGTCTAAAAGCTTTTCTGCATCAGCATATTTCCATAATGCAATATAACTTTCTTGAACTATGTCTTCAGCATAATCATATTCACCAAACGATTGTACCACTTTAATCCAGTCATCGTGATACACAGCTACTTTAGCCAACCATTGGTTACTCATAAGTTTCCCAAACTATGGTAAAACATATTATACCTAAAAGAACTTGAATAGTGTGATTAGTTACACCACCTTCTTCTTCACCATCGTAAAGCCATCCAACCATAAACCCAATTATAGGATTTATAATTAATTCCCCACCGTACTTTTGAATCATCATTAAGATAATCCAACAAACTGCTGCAATAGCAAATAAAATTGTAATCATATTTAAGTATTAAAATTAATTTCAAATCTTTCTTTTCCGATTATCTTTAATTTACTACTTTATATAGGACGGATTAGCCGTTTTACTAATTTATTTTTTATAGGTATAATTTTGCATCTATTACACCGAACTTTTTTTCTACTTCTACAGGTCTAACTTGAAAGTTAACGTAAACGTGTGTTAAATTTTCATCCTTCTTGTACATATTCTTAACTGCATCAGCTACATCTGTAAAATGCAATTCGTTTTCTAATTCTATTAAGTCTTCTATTTGTTCTAACTTTAAAAGCACATCTTGCACAAAAGAAAACATTACTTTGTTATCACAGAAAATCAATCCTGTTCTTGATGCTGTATTTTTTAATTCTTGAATTTGGTTTTTAATAGTTGTTTTCATTTTGTAAATATAATTAAAAGTTATTAACAATGTATAAAGCTAAAAATATGTTCAATTATTGGTAACGTCCAACCATCTCCTAAAAGACTACCTGCGTGTTTTGTTGAAAGTATATCGCAATAATTATCAGTAAAACCTTGTAGTCTACACATTTCAATTTTATTTGGTAATCTACTTTCTTTGCTTGATTCGTAAATAATCTGCATCATTCCCATTCTATACCTTTTTTCGTATTTATAAAAATCTAATGCAGGTTTTTTAGTATAATACCCCTCTAACAAACATAAACTTTTATCCCTATCTACAAATCCACTTGTGATAATATCTTTAAACATTATTCCTCTATCTTTTGGTTGTGGTATATCAGTCATAATATCGCCAAACATACCATCTTCTTTTGTTCTAATGTTACTCCAATAATATCTATCTCTTAATTGTGCAGTTACTAAACTACTATTTATTCTTACAGGATATACTCCTAAAGCTCTTGACATAATACCTACATCTTCTTTTCTTGCACTCCCTACATTTTCTTGAAGAAATAGCACATTAGGATTTAAAGATTTTATATGTTCTAATATTTCAACAAAAGTAAAAAACAAACTTGACTTCTTGCCATTTATACCTGCACGTTTTCCTGCAGCAGATAAATCTTGACAAGGTGAACCTGATAAAACCAAATCAATACTTTTCCAATCTATATCCCATTCTTGCCATTTAGTAACATCACCAACTTGTATAGTATCAGGAAAATGATGTTGCGTTAATTCAATAGCGTATGGTTTAATTTCGCTTGAATAATATTTTTTTACTTTGATGCCTACATTTTCTAATGCTTGGCGACCTGTATTCATTCCGTTAAATAGTGATAGTACATTCATAATTAAAATACTCCTTTTAATGGGTCGTAAACTGCTCCTTCTACTTGTGGCAATCCAAAGTTATTGACTTTAAAGCTAAACGTTTCAAATGATGCGTTTCTACTTCTTTTACAACTTACAGTTACTAAATCTTTGTTTACTGTGTTAAGTTCTAATTGTATTTGTGTTTCTGTTTTCTTTTCTAAAAATGAACCTAAATGCCCTGTAGGTTTATCTGAACCAAAGTTGCTATGTATAACTGTTATAATGTGGCAATTCAATTCCTTTGACCATTTCATTAACTTCTGAACTACTGCATTTGATTCTTCAATATTGTTTACATCACTACATAAATCCGCTACACCATCTATAATTACTAAACCTACATCTTTGCCTTCTAATCTTTCATACAAGTACCATTCTATAAATTGAATGCGTTCTTTAAATCCTAATTGACGTAGTGCAAACGTATGGTATTTCTTTGTATCTATTTCAGTCATATCAATTGGTCTTCTAAAAACCATTTGAGCGTGAAAGTTACCTTGCTCTGTATCAAAATGTATCAGGTGTTTTCCGTTGCTATAACCTTGTAATTCTCCACCGAATGCATCAAGTCTACCTTTCATATATACTGCACTTAAAAGTGAAATAAAGAATGTCTTCTTGCTTTTAGGTGGTGCTTGTACAAAGCTGAAGTTTCCGTATGTTCCTAATGGTAATGGAAACTCTTTTACACCATCTTTTGTTTCGTATGTTTTTGTACCTAAAGATAAAGCTGGTTCAGGATGTTCTATTTTTTGTGTTGGGTCTATTCTTAATTCATCTTCATACATTTCCATTAGGAGTTGTATTGCATCTTTATCTAATTCCATAATGTTTTTATAATTTTATACCTTTTTCAATTAGGTAAATTATATGCTTTTCTTTTGTATCTAAAACTTGACCTTCTAAACCTTTGTATATTTTATTTTGAATATCTAAAACTAAAAAGTTATGCGCTCTTCTATGATTAAATTTTTCTAATATAATTATATCTTCTAAATGGCTATCATTATAATTCCAATGATGTAAATGGTGTGTAGCAGGTACAAATTTAAACTTTTTTCTTAAACCTTTATAGATACTATTAGATTTCCAAGGTTTGTCTGAATCCCAAACTTTTTGCTTTTCTTTATAATTTAATCTATGGTACTTTTCTTTTGAACGTTCACGTTCTTTTTCTATAAAAGAAATATCTTTTGATTTCTCTTGATAATTATCTCTTATATCTTTTTTATTACACTCTTTGCATTTGTTCACTCTACCATCAGGCATTTGTGGATGCTTGTAAAAATCTTCTAATTTCTTTTCTAAATTACATTTAAAACAATTCTTTGTACTCATAATTTTATTTTTTAATTATTACTATACAAATATAATAAATTAAAATGGTAGTTGTTTTTATTAAAATGGTTAACTTATTAACAAAAAAAGAGGTGGCAATATCCCAATTAACCACCTCAATTTAAATTTAGAATGGCAAATTATCTGAAACAGTTTGCGCTTTTTCAGCAATGTTTTGTTCTTTCTTTACAGCTACAATGTTTCCATCAGTCCATACCACGTTTCCGTTACCGATATAGTTTTTAGCTTTTTTAGCTTCACGTTCTTCTTTAGTTTGTGAATCTGTTAAAGAAACATTTTGTCCAAACTGGTTAGCTTCATCATTTACCCCAATAGTGAAGTTGTAATAAACTGCGCCATCTTTACCAGCTACAAATTTTTCTTTTGGTAATTTGTCAACTCTTAAACTCACGTTAATTAATGCACTCATAATATTTGTTTTTTACTTTGCCTACCTTTTTTTACTGTTGTCAGCTATTCAGTTTTAATTATTTTACTTTTAACAATTCGTCTTTAACTGCTTTGGCTAATTTATACTTTTTTTCAATAGCTTCTATATTACCGCCACCTTTTAAGTATTCAATTGATTTACTAAATTCAGGTGTGTTTTTGTTTAGCCATTTTTTGTCATCAGTTGGCGCATTATTTGCGCTATCTGTTTTGTCGTGCTTATTAGCAGCATCAGCATCTTGTGTATCGTCAATTAATAATAGGTTACCTAATGCGTACTTTTTAGCGTATGAACTTGCAGAACCAAATTGTTGTGGCACTTGCATACCTTTTTGGTTTAAATCTACACCTACAATAGCAATAGCTGATAGCTCGTTAATTCCGTTGTTGTCATATACTGTAGCAGTAGATTCCATAATAGGTAAGTCTGAACCTACGTTAATTAATCTTTCTGTAATGGTAAAAGATACTCCATACTTTTCGTTAAATGGTTTTAAACCTTCTAATATATCTTCAGCACTTCTGAAGTTGTATTTACCAAAGCTATTGAATCTTGACTTGTTTGCTTTGAACTCAATTTGAATTCTACTTAATTTTTCGTTTAAAGATAGTTCTTTATTTGTAAAGCTACCTGATGTCAATTCTACTTTCATCTTTAATTTTGTTTTAGTTCGTAAATTTGTTGTTTGATTAATGTTTTGTACTCTTGTGTAATTCCTTCTTCTAATGCTTCAAAGCAATAAGTAGATAGTAAATTGTTTTCCTGTTTTAGTTTACAAATTTCTGCTTGTAATGCTTCTATTTGAAATCTGTTAAAGTCAATTAAATCTTTCATTTTATTTTACTAATATAAAGTTAACTACTATGAAAGCTGATAAAGCAATCATTCCAATAAATACACAAAAGTTTTTTGCATCGTTTCTAAATTCTTTTTCTTCTCTTGACATAATTTCTGTTTTTAAAATTGTTATTTGTTATTGTTTGATGAAGCAAATGTATAACTTGTTTTTTAATATGAAACTATGATTTCATTTTTTAACATAATTTTAACACTTTTGCCAAAAAAAGGGCTACCGTTTAAAGTAGCCCAATTTAACATTAACCAAATTATAAAGAGAAATCAGAAAAGACTATTTAGTTGTGTGTAGTGTTCAATTAGTTCTTGTAGTTCTACGTCTGTAAATTTACAAGTTTCTTTTGATTTAATGTATAGTTCATTGGCTAACTTATCACCAAGATATTGACTGAATATGTATTGTTCACCGTATCGGAATACGTTGCATCCTGCACATTGTACTTGGCAATTGTCTTCATTCCATCTTGTAGACAGATGTTTTCGTGACATAAAGTGTCCACATTGTAAACTTTTCCAGTGGTCTTCTTTACCACAGGTAACACATTTAGATATATCATTCACCGCATATCTACGTCTTATATATATACTAAAGACTGTATCAAGCTTTTTTACTATAGAAGTGCGTGTAGGTTTTTTAGGTTTCTTTTCCATATTCAAATGTAATTAATAGATATTAACAATTTGTAAATAACTTTGAGTTTTTATCTATTTACTATGTCAAAAAAAACAACTAACTTTGCCTTGTTCTCAAAACTTAAACATTTAGAATTTAACCAAAAGAATAAATAAAAAGACAAAAACAAAAAAAGATTCTAAACGCAAGAGAAAAAAGTAAACAAGAACAAAGAATTACAACAAGGCGAGTTATGCAAACTTATCTACCCTGTCCAGCGTATTTCTTTTTGTAGTTTTTACTGCTTTTAAGTGAAGAAGTTTTAGACTTTGAATGTACACAAGGTCTTGATATTTTAACATCTAATTTTGCAGATACTTCAGTTTGTTTTTTAGCCATTACAGAAATAGTTTAATTTTAATTTGTCTATAGATATACATTCCTACTGGAATAAGTAGAAGCCACAAATAAACAAAGTAATTAGCTTTTTTATCTATGTGCTTTTCTTTTATATTTTTAGTTTCTTGCTTTGATTTAGAAACTTGTTTTAACACCTTTTTAGACACTATTATTTTACTTGTATCTACTAATACTTTGTTTTGCTTTTTATACTTTAAAACAGCGTTAAAATAGCTTGTGCCATCTATTACAATAGGCAAACTATCATTCAATGGTTTAATTTCTAATTCTGTAGTGTTTTCTGTAAAATAAACATTTTTGTTTATAATTGAAATGCTATCTGTTTTTGTGATAGCTGTAGAATCTGTATTGGTTTTTATATCTGTTTTAGATACATCTACTTTTCTTGAAGCACAAGAAGTAATTAATAAAAATAAAATTAGGTACCTCATTTGGTAAAGTATAATGCTGATTCAGCAATGCGTCTATTTGTTAAACCATTTAAGACTTTACCTGCAGCTTTATTCCACTTTAAAAACTCTTTAGCTATATTACCATCGTTTGGATTGATGTTAACCAATTTTAATAAAGTAGATTTTTGTAAATTAGCTACACCTACATTATACGCAAAAGAAGTTAATGCGTTTAGTTGGTTTACAGTTATTTTTGACTTTACAAGTTTTAATACATCTTCAGCAAATTCATCAGCAGTATTTGCTAATATTTCATTAGCGTATTCTCTTGTTATTTGTTTGTCTGTAATTTTAACTTTAGTTCCATTTGGGTAATAAGTATTACCATACCCAATAGTAGAAATACCTGCAGGACATTTATAAGGTCTATCAGAATAGCCTTCAAATCTTTTAATTAAATCGTAACCTTTATCGTTTAATTTCATTTATATCAGCTTTAATTTCTTTTGCTCTATTGAATGCGTCTTTTAATAATTTCCAAATGTCAACTTTAAACGTTTCTTCAATGTTTTCTTTAATAGATACTAATTCAACAAAGATTAATAATATAGCACATATTTTGGTAAACATAAAGTCAAAACCAAAAGCTGATTTGATAAATTCATTTAAAACAAAGTTGTCTATTAAAAAAAGAAATATAATACAGATTTCGTATAATGCCATTTTAGAAATAACATTAGATAGTTTCCTGCTTCTTATACTTGACCAACCGTTTAACTTTATGCTTTTAAATATACCAGTAAAAGTATCTAATATTATCGCACTACCTACGGCTATTAATAAGCCATAGATAGGTACGAATAATAAAATTAAAGAGGCAAAAAAATAATTAATGTATTTCATTCCAAGTTTATTCTTCTATTACTTCTTCTTTAGGTGCTAAAGCATTAATAGCTTGTGCTACTGCTACTGCATCTGCTAATTGTAATAATCCACCTTTTTGAGCCAAGTGTGCTACTTGTACTAAAATTTCAATTGCTTGATTTGTTTCCATTTTTGTTTTTATTTAGATTGTTTATTAATTAAATGTAAAAATACAAATTTTGTTTTAATTATTCGGTAATGATAGTTGAACCATTACAGGATTGTTAATTAAGTAAATTGCATCTTCTATTTGTTTTTCCATAGCAGTTACATCTAAAACCGAATCTAACCATCCAACTACAATCTCTTCAGTCAAATCATCGAAAGGAATATATCCCTCTGCTTCAGGAGCTGGAAAACTTTGCGCTCCATAAATATCACTTGAAACTTCATTTTCGTCTGTTCCGATTAATCTCCAGTGTACAGTTTGAACAACGTTTGTTAAACCATCTTCGTCAATTACGCAATCCATTGGATTTACGTTCCATTTAAAATTTATCATATTACTTGTTTTTTAAAATTTCTATTTCTGCTTTTAGTTCTTTAACTGCATTAATAAGAATGTATGTTAATTCGTGACCGTTAAAATTTAAGATGTCAATTTCTTCTTCATCTGTTTCATTTAATTTTCTTTTTATTGAACTAACACTATCAGGTAAAATTTCAGCTATTTCTTGAGCAATAATTCCAACTCCACCTTTACCTTTTTTAAATCCTCCTAAACCATTATAATCATAAGTTATAGGGTTAATTTTTAGCAATTCATTTAAACCTTTTGTGTATGAATTTATATTTTCTTTTATTCTTTCATCTGAAGCAATAGTCCATAAAGCACTTGTTGGTTTAGCAGCACTATCTGTTGATAACTGTAATTGATAACTTGGCGAAGTTGTTCCTATTCCTACGCTGCCGCCTGATAAATTTAATGAATTAGTAAAAGATAAAGTAGCAGTTGATGTTGCATTTGATGAACATTCTAACATAGCATATCCACCACCTGAATTACTAACTTTTATTTTTGCACCTGATGCTCCATTTTGAACTTCTAACTTCTCACTCGGACTTGTTGTTCCTATTCCTACTGAACCTCCTGAAGTGATACGCATTTTTTCAGTTGTGTCTGTATAAAAAGCGTGGATTCCACCCCAACCAGCAGAAGGTCCTATATCATAACGCATAGTGCTTGAAGCAGCACTTGATTGAATATATGAAAATTCACTACCATTATCTGTTAATGAAATTTTAGGTTGTGTTCCTGTTGGTTGTCTATTTATTGTAAAAGTTGGTGCTAAACTACTAATTGTTAATAAAGTTGCAGGACTTGTTGTTCCTATTCCTACGTTGCCATTAGTATTAATATACATAAGAGTAGCGGTAGCACCCGTACTATCTCCTCCGACAAAACGAAAATCCCCGTAATTTCCTGCTCCCGCATAAGGTCTATATGCAAAAGCTCTAAATGAACCATTACTATCACTTTGTATAGTACAATATTGTGCCGAATCATCTGTTCTTGTTAATCTAATTGCACCTAAAACAGAAAGTTTATCAATTGGACTTGTTGTTCCTATTCCTACTGAACCAGTTGGGTTTACATAAACAACTCCGCTTTTAGTAACTAATTTAAAATCTATTTCAGTGTCACCACCTAATAAAGGGGAACTCATTTCAGCCCAATTGTTTTTTGCTGAATTATATAATCTTATTTGGTTTGTTGTAAATAAAGATAAATTACCTGAAACTGTTAATGCTGTTAAAGGACTTGCAGTTCCAATCCCTACATTTGTACCATTATCAAATATCAAAGAATTACCAATTGCACTTGAACCAGTAAATTTAGGTAAGTAATTTGTTGTTCCTGTTCCTGTAACTGGATTAGTTAAAGCAGTTTGATATGTTGTAGAATCAATACTACCATCAGCTTTTAAAAACTGTGATGATGTACCGCCTGATTTAATGAATGATTTTGCAGTTAAGTTTTCTTTAAAAGTAGCATTTTCATTTGAAGCTATCAATAAAGCACTTGAAGTTAAACCACCTACTCTAAAATCAAGTCCAGTTGAAGATATTATATTACCATTAGAACCATAACCAATATTAAGTGTTTTTGTTAAATCACCCGTATTTTTAAATGTTATTTGAGTAGCGTCACCATTTTGAAATACAGTTTTTACTTCAGTTATAAAAGTTTTATTACCATCAATGCTTTGGTTACCTGTTAATTTAACAACTGCATTATCATTAGCTTTTAAATTTAAAGCATTTTGTAAATCTGTTTGGGAACTTAATGTTCCTGTAATCGCACCCCAAACTGCTGCACTATCTATGATTTCTACATAAGTAGAACCAGTCCAACGGAATATTTTATTGTTATCTACTGTAACATATATTTTACCAGTTTCACCAGTAGCAGGTAAAGCAGCGTAGTTTGCTACTTCAATAACATCATCAACGTATGAAGGTAATTGTGAAGAAGGTACTTTACCATCCACTAAATCAGCTTTTAAATCTAAAGCATCTTGTAAATCTTCTTGGTCTGACAGTGTACCTAATATAGTACCCCATTTAGCGTATGAACTACCTTTGTTTACATTAATTTCAATTACAGTAGGTGTTATATTTAAAGTAACTTCATCTGTATTATCAATTACGCTAATATCTACAATTTGGTCGTTTGGTTGTGCAGTAACTTCAATATTGTTTACAATTTCAGTTACACCAATAGTAATATCATCACCCATTTTTTTATCTTGTTACTTCGTTAGTAATATTAAACCCACCTTGTACATACGTTTTAACTACTCCACTTGATAAAGTAATTTGAATATCGTATACATAATTGTAAACAGGGATGTCTATAATTTGTGTGTTAATTTTAAATTCTCCATTTGTGGCATTAGTTATGGTAATACCTGCAGATGAAACCGAAGTAAGTGATAAAGCAGCTACAGTGTCTGAATAATTCTTGCGTAATTGCATTCTAATAGTTGCACCTGTTAAGTTAACAACTGTATCGTTAATCTTTAATTGAAAAGCAACCTCATCAAAAGTGTCCCCTTTTATATGTGTAAATTGTAAACTCATTTTTTATC